AATAAAGAAGGTTCTAATTATGTTGGGAAAGCCAAGATCATGGATACTCCATACGGCAAGATTGTAAAAAGCCTTATTGACGAGGGTGCCCAACTTGGAGTATCTAGTAGAGGTATGGGAACATTGAAGCAAACAGCAGAAGGTGTTAACGAAGTACAAGGTGACTTCATGTTAGCTACTGCTGGAGATATTGTTGCCGACCCATCTGCACCGAACGCTTTTGTTAACGGCGTTATGGAAAATGTAGACTGGATTTATGACGCAGCGTCAGGAAACTGGAGAGCACAAAAAGTGATCGAACAGATTCAAAATGCTGGTAAAGTTAACTACAGGGAACTACAGGAACAGAAAGTTGCCGCGTTTGCCGCTTTTCTAAATACACTGTAGACAATTAAATAAATATAAATACTTTATAGTAATACATATGACTCAATCTCAAAGGAGTAAAAAATGGCTAATGAACTAGATAAGTTCGCTAACGACGAAATCAATGAAGCCGAAGCACAAGTTGAACTTGATGAGTTCAAGGCCAGTGGTGAGGATTCAAGCATCGCTGACCCAATCAGCACGAAGGACAATAAGAGACCTGCAGATAAAAAGGTATCTTTCACTCCTCCTGCACCTGGTAATGCGAAGGCAGAAAATGGTACATCCGTATCAAGCACTGATGGTCTTAAAGTAGAGAAGGGCAAAGCCCCTGCTCGTAGAGCTGATAAGAACGCATCAGATAAACCACAAGCACCTAAAGTTGCTACACCTGGTCAAGGTGGAGTAAAAGAAGACATCGACGCTATCTTTGGTGAGGACCTTGCAGAGGATCTCAGAGAGAAAGCTGAAACTGTATTCGAGGCTGCAGTCAATTCTCGTGTAAGCGAATATTCAAACGAATTATCAGAAGCATTTGACATTCAATTGTCAGAAGCTAAAGAACAAATGCAAGAAGAAATGTCAGAGAAAGTAGATGGTTATCTAAACTATGTCGCTGAAGAGTGGATGAAAGAGAATGCAGTAGCAATCGAATCATCTCTTAAAGTTGAAGTAGCTGAATCATTTATGGAAGGACTTAAAGGTCTAATGGAAGCTCATAACATTAAGCTACCAGAAGAAGCTGACTCAGATATCCTTGCAGACCTTAATACTCAAGTCGAAGAACTTGAAGCTAAGTTAGAAGAAGAAACTGTTGCTAAATTAGCAGCTGTTAAAGAAGCTGACCTAGCGGAACAAAAGTTAATTTTTGCTGAAGTCTCTCATGACCTCGCAGAAACTAAGATTGAAAAACTCCGTGCTCTATCGGAAGGACTTGATTATGATAGTATCGAAGATTATACTTCAAAGCTAAACATGCTTAAAGAATCATACTTCGGTGCTCAACCTGCTGTTGCATCTTCAGTCGAAGACTCAGATCCTATAGATTTGGATGAGGAAACTCAACCTAAGCTGCAGGATGGAATGGCTAATTATGCAGCCGCAATATCGCGAACTGTTAGAAAATAAACTTTCATATTTAAAAAGGGGAAAACCAATGAACTTATATGAAGACTTACAATCTAAATGGCAGCCGATTATTGAGCACAGTGACCTACCTGAAATTCAGGATAGCCACAAGAAATCAGTAACTGCTGTTTGTTTGGAAAACACAGAGATTGCTCTTAAAGAATCACAGACTTTTAGTCCTCAGAATCTTTTAGAAGCAGCTCCTACAAACAGTACTGGATCAGGCGTAGATAACTACGACCCAGTATTAATCAGCTTAGTAAGAAGAGCTATGCCTAACTTGGTTGCTTATGACCTAGTTGGTGTTCAGCCAATGACTGGTCCTACAGGTCTTATCTTTGCAATGAGATCAAGATACACAAACCAGGCTGGCGACGAAGCTTTCTATAACGAAGCTAACACAGGTTTCTCAACTGACGTTGACGAAATTGCTAACTCAGCTATCGGTGGATCATCCGCTGGTAACTTAGGTACTCAGCCTTCAGGCGACGACAGCACTTATAACTTTGCTGGTGGTATGACTACTGCTAAAGCTGAAGCATTAGGTGATGCGAGCACTAACCCATTTGCAGAAATGGCTTTCTCAATCGAGAAGATTTCCGTAACAGCGAAATCTAGAGCTCTTAAAGCTGAATACTCAATGGAACTTGCTCAAGACCTTAAAGCGATTCATGGTCTTGACGCTGAAACAGAACTTGCTAACATTCTTTCTACTGAAATCCTTGCAGAGATCAACAGAGAGATCGTAAGAACTGTTAACCTTGTAGCTGTAACAGGTGCTCAACAGAACACAACTACAGCTGGTACTTTTGACCTAGACACTGACTCAAACGGCAGATGGATGGTTGAGAAGTTCAAAGGACTTATGTTCCAAATCGAAAGAGAAGCTAACGAGATTGCAAAAGGAACAAGAAGAGGTAAAGGTAACATTATGCTTTGCTCATCTGACGTTGCTTCTGCACTTCAAATGGCTGGTGTATTAGATTACACTCCTGCTCTTAACTCTAACAACCTTCAAGTTGATGATACTGGCTCTACTTTTGCTGGTGTTCTTAACGGAAGAATCAGAGTATTCATCGATCCTTACTTCGCAGCTTCAAGTGGTGTACACTACATGACTGTTGGTTATAAAGGATCTTCAGCGTTTGATGCTGGTCTGTTCTATTGCCCATACGTACCTCTACAAATGGTTAGAGCCGTTGGTGAGAACAGCTTCCAACCAAAAATCGGATTCAAAACTCGTTACGGCGTAGTTGAGAACCCATTTGCGAGAGGAACTTCAGCATTGGCTGACAGTGGTGCGCTTGATGATAATGCTAACAAGTATTACAGAAGAGTACTCGTAAACAACTTAATGTAATCCAAG